CTATGGTGGGAGGTCGACCCCCCGTTTCTGGTTTAGCACTACCAGAAATTGTTGCAAAGAACGTGCGAGAAATTGTCAAAGCTATCGAGCTGATGGGTTTCGAGTCGGATGGATACAAATCCGGACCGACTGAACATTACCATCTCGAAGCAATCCAGCGCATGGGCGGCGACTGGATGGGATTCTATAAGTACAAGCTAGCGGCATGGACTGCCGTGGCTCGTGAACATAAAGAACCCCCGACCCCCCAAGGACTGGGGGATGACAACGCGGCTTACCTGCTCGGAGGTAGAGCAGGCCAGTGGTTGAAGATGATGAAGCAGCAGCACTATCGCCGCTTCGAAGAAATTGTCGAGTCTATTAGTACCGTAAAGCGCGCTATGGAGCGCGCCAGCGAGAGTATGTTATATGAAGCGGAATGCAAAGCATTCGACGCTCTAACTACTCCAAGGGTCCTTCCTGAGGAAGACCTGGAATCGCTGTTATGGGAAAACAGACCTGCACCAATATTCACCCGTGAACACACACAGTCGATCGTCAAGCGAGTCGTCAGAGAAATTTTAGGGGATCCTATGAAGGACCACAATAAATTCACATGGCGAGACGCATTGGAACCATTTGTTCCGACGACGAAAGCGACGTATTTGAGTTCACGCGCGAAGGGAGGCGCAGTAGGATATATCTTAACTTCAAAACTGATGGAGGGTCTACGTAGCATTGAGCCGCTACTAGTAGAGAAGGTGGAGGAAGGAGTAAGGGGAATCTGGGGACGCGAGATAGACGATTCGCGTTTAACAGAGAAGTTCCGTGTGCTATATGAAAGGATCATTCAAGAAGCAGAAACGGAAGAGAAGAAAGTAAAGCTAGTGGCACTGGCCGAGGCACTCAAGATCAGAGTCATCTCAAAAGGTCCCGTATGTACTTATACCGTTCTCAAACCACTTCAAAAGTGGATTTGGAAAAAGATCGTTCAACACAATTCAGGCGCAGGTGCGCTAATTGGTGAAGAGATCTCGGCAGAGCACATGATGAGACAATTGGGAAGACTACGTGATGATGAGTCATACCTCAGCGGAGACTACAAGGCAGCAACGGACAATATCGCACCCTGGTTCAGTGACATGATCTGCGAAGAGATCGGTCACTACATTGAAGACCGCAGGATCCGGACACTTTTCACAAAGGCTCTTACGGGCCATTTGATAGAAGATCCAAAGAATCCTGGGGAATTCAAGAAACAGGAGTGGGGACAACTCATGGGAAGCGTTGTCTCTTTTGTTGTACTAGAAGTTGGTAACCTTGTCGTCTGTCTACGTACACGCGAACACCAGATCGGACGAACACTCACGTTGAAATCAGCAAACATCACTTGTAATGGTGACGATCTTGCGATGAGGACAACGGAGGAGGGACGTCTATTCTGGGAAGCGTACGCGGGCCACGTTGGACTAACGCCAAGTGTCGGCAAATACTTTTTTTCTCGGAAGTTCGTTAACATGAACTCAGCAACGTTTAGATACGTACCAGAACAGGATATGTTCTTG